GGCAGGTTGAGGTATACCTAACCCAGTTCATTCGGTTAGGATATAATCCAGAAGATATTATTGTACTTGGAGTGGTGGTAGTTGTCGTAGTTGTTATTCCTTGACAGTCAACACAGTTATCAAAAGTAAACAAAATTGTTGATATTGCAGGTCCAGATCCAGCGTATGAGTTTATTGTATAACAGGTTCCATTTACTGCCTTTACTACAGTCCCTAACGGTAGTTGTAATAATGCCTGTTCGCTAATAATAACTGATGGAGAAGCAGTTCCGCATGCCGTGCAGTTATAGAACCAAGTTGGTAACGTAGTAGTAGTTGTAGTAGTTGTCGCTGAACAATTAACCACAGCTAATACCTGACCAAGAAGTCCAATTTGTATTACTATTCCAGTTGATACCTTGTACCACTTTGACAGTCCATTGAACGTAATAGTTCCACCTGCATCAGTAAATACAAAATCTGAAACAGTAGGAACAGCTCCAGCTCCGTTATGATATCTAGTAGTCCAAGGAGAAGCTCCGTTATCGCAAGCTAGAGATGATGACACAAACGCATCGGCATCAATACTGAATGATGTTATTGGAGTTGCTGTAGTAGTTGTAGTAGTTGTCGTTGTTGTAGTAACACTCAAACAAGTGTCGCAATCAGCATACGTAACTACTGGATTCTCAATAGATAGGTATGGGAACGTAGCTGTAGTAACAGATGTAATTGTCCAACAGTTACCGTCGTCTGTCTTTACAATATCTGATACAATCACTCCTGATGTAGTCGCATCAAAAAGAACGGCTGACACAGTTGGATCAACACAAGATGTACCTACAAAGTAATCACCAGTAGGCAATGTAGTCGTAGTCGTAGTCGTGGTTGTAGTTGTAGTAGTTGTTGTTGATGTAGGACACTCGTTCTTACTGCAAACCTTACCTAGCTCGTTTAGCTTTATAGAGTATGTCGATGGATCAATGCTATACCAAAGTCCTCCACCCATAAATGGCTCTAGTCCCTTGTCGTCCTTAAATACGTGATCACCTTCTGTTGGTATGTATCCAGCTCCGTCATGATACATTATTGAGTAAAGTGGAGTACTTAGAACACATGCAGCATCCCCAGTATCAGCAAAGTTCTCTACGTCAATTAAGAATGGCTTCAGTTGAATGTCAGTACCTACCGTTACCGTAAGAGACTTAACTACTGAGTCGCCAAAACAGTTAGATGCCTGAACGTCAAACGTAAACGTACAGCTGTCTGTAGGAGTTCCTGAAATACTTCCCGTATCACTTAATGTTATACCTGCAGGAAGTATGTCAGCCTGAGAAGGTCCAACAAGTGTCTGTGCTCCCGGTCCTCCTATAACTGCAGGCGTTGATGAGGAAGAAATTAAAGACGTAGTGTTTGCACTTACAGTTACCTTCTTCGATTGATTATCGCATGATGTGTAACTAAATATTGTTCCAGTATCTCCACCCGTTAGCTCGTATGTATTGCATGTTGCATTTACTATCTCCCAAGACGTAGGATTTCCAGTTGCTAGTAATTGAATGTTAACATTTCTTCCTACAAGCAGTGATATGTCTTCTTGATGTATGAACGGTGGAGCGAACTCATTGCAGTCACATCCTCCATTAGCAAATACAGCTCCGTCGGATGCCACCCCAATATACGTACCTCCAGAAACAGGTGGTACAAGTAATGACGTTACTGATGTCTGGTAGTAAGCACCACCACCATCGAACAAGACGTACTCTCCATTCTCTAATCTATAAATTCTATCTCCCGTTGTTGGAAGTAATCCAGCTCCGTCATGATAGTATAACTCATCTGCTACTTGAGAACAAACATTAGCTAGTGTTCCAACAGCTGAGTCTATATAAAAAGAAGTGAACGTAGGATCTATTCTCTCTAAGAAGAATGATGTGTTGCTAGATATAGTTGTAGCATATACATTAGATGCTGCAGTAGATAGGTGCTTACTGAATCTTAATTGTCCAGTTCCGTTATTTACTAATCCGTCATATGGAGCCACTAATCCTATGTCTTCTGGGCTTACACCATCAGCAATTAATGCTAGATAGTTTGTATTAGAATTCAATCCTACATACTTAGTATCTGCTACTATTACGCCATTCCATTCTATCTGAACTCTAGTTGGCTTGTCAGGGATCACATAATCAATTCCAGCTCTACCTAAATCAGTTCCAAAGTCGCAATCAATAATTCGTTCTGAACCTGCACCTAGGTAAGACACAACTCCGCTATCTAAATTATCTGAGTAGTCCCATATCATATACAAGAACGGAAGATCATTAGGATTTGTAAATCCTATATTTACAACTGCTCCACCTCCATATTGACCAGCAGTATAACCTGAAGATGGTATTCCAACACCTCCAAAGTAGTTGCCATTGAACCCCCAACTTGACCCTCTAACATTTACTTTCCATACATCACCAGTCGTATAGTTTGATTGAGTAAAAACAACTTGAGCAATAGTTATTCCATCCCTATCTAAATTAACAGTTGCTCCTTGAACTATATTAGTGTCAGTAGACCAACCTCCTGATCCATCTAAGAATCTAGTATACTTAAACTGGTTATTATTTAGTATTTTTATAGTAAACCTTGTATCTGGCGTACTTGCAAATGGTAGAGGTACGAATGGCGCTAATTGCAATGATGACGGATCTCCGTCACCGTAGTGTATTGGCAATTCAACTGTTCCAAATCTATTAACTACAGGTCTACGAGCAGCTCCTGCTCCCCAACCGGTAGACTCAATAATGGAAGTTGTAACAGCGCCCGGAGAAAATTGAGATAGTGAGTCAACCTTTATTTTAAAATATACACCCGGTATAGATCCAGATATAATTGCTCCAGCATTCTTTGACTCTAGCTCTAGTATCTTGTATTTCTTGTTTGACTGAGTTGGTCCATCAGCGTCTGATTTGAATATGATGTACTCTCCAACCTTTACCTTGTCTACGTCTGAGTCATTAATCAAGAAGTATCGATATGCTCCACTTACATAGTAAATTATTGGAAATATATTATATATATTACTCTGACTTTGCTTTAATGCTATTCTATAGTTTGTCGCCCAACATGGAGCCGTGTGATTAATTCTTAGAAGCAACTGATTAGCCGAAGTTGAATTTGCTGGCGGTATATAGATAGAGTTAGTGTCACATGTAAGTGCGGTAGTAAGTCGTCCATACTCATCAGAATACAACAAGGCAAACTCAAGATCTCTATCCGATCTCCAAGTAGACATTGGATTAAGAACTGTAGGTAATAGTGTAGGTTGTTTTATACCCAATGTAAAGTTGATATTTATATTATCACCATTACAATCAATTATATCTCTAAACTGCTCGTAGTTTCCATATGCTAGTCTATTACCTATTACGTCTTGAGCCTTTGCTAGTAATGGAACATTATCAAATAGTCTAGTCACCTGATCTGTAGGTAGTGCTGCTAAAACTCTGTTATTCTTGAACGTAACAGTTACAGAGTCACCTGTCTGACTAAATCCCAGTAGGTTATCTTTTTCGTATGTCTCTACAATACCAACGTTCAAGCTTCTAGTATCTCTAACTACTAATTGAATAGCCTTCACAAACTCGTTACCAGTCTCAAATGAAACCCGGCATGAGTTGTAAATATTTGTCATTGACTTATTGTTTCCTACCCCGTAGTCAAAATTATATTCATCAGGCATGAATGATACTGCTGAGAATGGAGATAGTGAGCTGTACTGATTATCTAAGTATAGGTATCTATATGCAAAATAAAGGAATTTCTCCTCCATGTTGTTTGCCTCTGGATCAGATGAATCCAAGAACGGATCAATATGAGGTGCATACATTGGAGGATTAAGGATCACATCAATGTCATTATCAATTCGTGCATCATCAATGTTATATCCACCGATACCGTTAGCTCCTGCCTTTACTCTTTTTATGTTTATTCTTCGTGGAGGATTATAGTCGTCAGTCCAATACAAGAACGTATTCCCGTCTGGACCAATGATGTGATTTACTCCAGTAATTAAGTATTCCTTCTTGAAGTTAAGTTTTGATGGAGTTGATTCGTTTGCCTTGTTTGACTGTAACACACGAACAGTTGTGCCTGTATTCTCGTCGTACTCATAGATTCCATCAAAGAAGTCTCCAGCAACAAACCAGTACAACAAACCTCCAGCCTCATACGTCACAGATCCAATCGTTCTAGCGTCTGTTGCATTTCTTCCTGACACAGTAGCTATGTTTGCTGCTATTGTGTTTCCTATTGAGTTCTGTGCAGCACCTACGTTTGATCCAGTAGATGTTTCTACAGTTATATTTTGGGCATCTCTATACTGACCTTGAGGCACAAGTCGCTCATCAAGGTCTTTGTTCATTACTCCTTGTATAAATGTATTCTTAAGTTCTGCCATTACTTGATTTGTTTATTTTGTCCTCTCATTATCATCAATAAGTTGCCTGCCTTGATGTTACTTAGTCTAATCTTTAGATTTCTAAGTAGTGATGATTTCTTATCTCTAGCTCGTCGAACGATGTACTCTTGGATATTAACCTTGCTGTCAAGTATGCACCAAGTGATGTATGCGTACACATACTTCTCAGCCATCTTGTGGATCCTAACCTCTGAATCGTCTACCTCTAATCCATCAGATATGTACTCAAGAACAACTCTTTGACCTGTAATATTGTTTGCAAAATCTATAACCCCTGATCGTTTGTTGATGGTGAAAGTTCCGTTGACATTCGCTCTGTCTGTCTCAAGTCCAAAACGACCGCCAGCTTGCCCGTCGAAGTACCAATTACCACCGAAACACCAGCCCATGCAATTGTTATAGACTCCGGGTCCAGAGTATAGAGACTGGTCAAGACGTCTGATGTCAAGCTCGGACTCACCCGTAATAACATTACCATTTATATCAAATGTTAGATCATTGTTAGCGTCTTGAACGTATGCAGGAGTTGATATTCTAGATAAACTCTCTGACATAGGTAACAGTACGCCATTAATCTCTAGTGATAACTTAACATAGTTTACGTAGTCATGTGGTAGTATCATCTTTAAGTCACTTCCAACTATATACTCTATAGACTTTGCCTCTCTTGACGTATCAAAGCTCATCTCTTTGACCGCTTCCTTTGCATAAAACAATGCCTTGTATCTTCTTATATTGCTAATCAACTGATCGTCCCCAACGTTAATTAACATGTAGTTGTTAACTAACTCGTCAAGAGTAACATACTGATAACTTCCCCAGTTGGCTGAATTTTGATAGTACTGCTGATCTGTCATCTATTATGATTTTTGTTGATTGTCATTAACCTCTTCTGCCTGCATTAATTGAACTACGTCAGTCTCTTGTATCGATACCCCAGCCAACTTACAAATTCCAACTACTAACCTAGGAGCATCCGTGTATGGAAGCTCAAAGTCTTGGAAGTCACTTGCTGATTGATTGAACACTGGCGCACCATCACTAAGCAATGTATAGTATGTCCACTTAGGATCAAGTGGGTATCTCAAGTAGTTGATAGTAACGTTTGCCGTTATTGTTACTGGATATACCTGTATCCCTTGAATGTCTCCTCCTGTTGCGTACTCATTAAGTACGTATACTGGGTATGTATTAGTAGGTGATACCATACTTGATGACAGTAAGTTCATTATTTTAGTTGGACTTACCTTCTCAATTTCTACAGCATTATTGTACGTAAGTCTAATAATCTTGTATGACTTACCTTCTGATGGCTGTGCTGGATTATCTCCCGGTACATAGAACTTGTCTGATGTATTGTTGTACACAAGTACGTCTTCAACCAAGAACTTATCTATGATCTCATGAAGTAATTCTGGAACGTCTGAATATCCAGAGTTATGCATTCTAGCGTTCTGCTTGTTGATTGCATTGCTGTAGTCGTACATGTACTGACCGAATAAATCCAATTGAGTCTGTCTTGCAAACAAGTTGAATTCTTCAGGAGTAATGTATCCACGATTGTCTTTACTTACTATCGCTAAGACCGTATTTCTGATAGTATTAATCATAATGCAAAGATAGTAAAAAAGGGCACTCGATATGAATGCCCTTCTTGATTAGTGATAGTTAGGTTATGCTACTGCAATACCAGATACTGCATAAGGCAATCCAGACACTTGATAAGCAACAGCATACCAAGGAGTTTGAAGAGCTGCAATAACAGCATCTTGAATAGCATTTCTCATTGTCTCATCTCCAGATCCAGCTGTAGCATGAGTAATAGTAACTAAATCAGTTCCTGTACTTCCTCCTTTGTAAGCAATAGTAACTGTTGTTGTAGATGCTTGCTCAATAAGTACAATACCAGTAGCTGATACTAATTGATTGTTTTCATCCGTTACAGGGATTTTTAAAAATTTCTCCATGTTGTTTTGTTTTATGGTGTAAATAATAGACACAAAGATAAACAAAAAAGCCGATATCTCTATCGGCTCTTGTATTAGTCTTCGTATTGTACCTGAAGGTATTTATAGAAATCAATTCCATCGTCTGTCTGAAGGAATGCAGCTAATGCCGAAGCAGCTGATTCTCCTAATGGAACTGTCATTAATTTCTTCTTATTGTCTTTTAGGTTGTAGTAGATGTCTCTATCTCCATTTCTAAGACCTACATATCCATCTCTGATTGCACGAGTTGCGATATCATCTAACTCTAGATCTGGATCATCAATTGAGTCTAAGAAATCTTTAGGGTACTTCTTAGCTAAGTTCATAGCCTCCCACTTGATTACCTTTGACTCCATCTTGTCTGGATTTAAGTCTGTAAATATTCGAATAATAGAAGCCATTTTCTCAATACTTAAATCTCGACATGCAATCTGAGCATCAAGTGTTAGGTCTTCATTAATCATTCGCTCTTCAGCATCTTTCTCTGGATCCCATCTGTAATATAAACTATTGTTTCCGGGATGTAGTTCTAAGAACTTAATAAGTACATCATTTCCGGGCATAACTGTCAATACTCCATCTTCAAATATGATAGGTTCTAAGATGATATTTTCATCTTGTTCATCAACGAATACTGAGTCTTGATTGCTTGCATATCGTAAAGAACGATTCTTCTTCCCGTCATTATGCAAAAGCCTTTTTGTAGGCATGTCTCTCGATTGAAGGATGAAAGACGGTCCTGACTTCTTCTTTAGATAGAAGATAGTCTCCTTTGTTACTTTTTTCATTAGATATAGATTTGAATTAAATTTTAAAAAAGAAAGGGGAAGGATTTATTCCCTCCCCTATCAGGCTTGTTCTTATTTAAATAAGAAGAAGTTATTTGCACCTAAAGTACACAACGCTCTTTCCGAAAGGAAATGAACCTGCATTGCATCCAAGTCGCTAGTAGAAGCTCCACCAGCTGAACCTGTAATCCAAGTTTTGTACTTACGGTTTTCTGTTTCCGATTGACGGTAACGAACGTGTAAGAATGGACGTTGCATACGTTTTCCGACAACTTGATCGTATACGTTCATTGTTCCAGCTGGAACCAACATACCATTAACTACACCTCCAGTGATACCACCACGAAGAGTTGCATCGTTTAAGTATTTCCAGTCAGTCTTGTAGAAATCATAAGATCCTCTACGGAAACCTGTAAATCCTAAATTCAATGCCATCTTCTCGTCATTGTCAAACAATCCGTAAGATGTACCACCAACTCCGTAAGAGTTTTGAGCAGCTAACATATCATCAATTGCTAAAGCAAATGTACGGTTAGTAAACAATGTATTTTCAGCAATTGCTCCTTGCTTGTCTAAACGATTCAAGATTGTATCGAAGTCAGCCAATGTAGATGGAACACCTCCAGACCATGTATTTCCACGAGCCTCAACAGCTGCGAACATACCTTCTGTACCTTTGTTACCAACATCACCTGAAGCAGCGATTGCTCCTGATCCAGATGCTGCCTCAACGTGTTCAACCATCATCATTTCAAGGTAGTCTTCAAAACGCATACGAGTTTCAGATTTAGACTTCAAGTACCAAAGGTATGACATACCTCCGTCACCTTCTACTTCAACCCATCCGATTTGAGCCATGTCAGATCCAGCAATCTCAAATTTGTCTTTGATAATGATAGGTGATACCTCGAAGATATCAACTTCAGCTTCCAAAGATCCAGACATACCGTTAGATCCTTTCTTAAACTCAGATCCATAAACGAATGCAGTAATGTCATTGTTTCCAGAATCAGTAATAGTACCACCTGCTGCAGCGTAGTATGCTACAGTAAATGTTAATCCAGATACAGCTGTAATAATAGCTTTGTCAGATTCAGCTGAATTTACGTTAGATGATAAAAATACTACTTGACCAACTCTAAAGTTACAAGCTGTGATTGTTGCATCCGCAACTGTTAATACAGCTGTATCATTAGAGTTACTATACACTATTGAACATGCTGCATACTTAGTGTGTAGACGACCTTCTTCTGTCCACTTGATTAAGTCAGAGTTAGAAGGAATTTCTGCTCCCATTCTACGTAAAAAAGACGATACAGAGCGATCTCCGTAACGTGCGAATTCTTGCTCATATGTATCTGGAAGATACTGATTCAAGAAATCAAAATTAGTGATGTAGTTACTCTGTAGAGTAGCTTTCACCGAGCTTGGTTGTAGATCATAAGATCCACCGATTGTTCCTGCCATTTTTGTAGGTTTTTGTTTTTGTTATTACTATTTTATCTTGTACCTTGGCTGCTCTCCTGCTGATGCATCTCTAATGATTAGTCCTGCTTTCGGTGTTATAGTTGTTGCCGATTTAGTTCCCATATCAATATTCTTAGAATCCTTCTCTAATCCATTCACTCCATCTGCCTTACCTTGTTCGTAAGCGAAAGAGAAGAATTTATCAGGATCTGATGCCACTGCAATTGCCCGGTGAAACGCCTCTGAATCTTTCAAGAATCCTTTGTCATCCAAGAACTTCCCAATGAAGTTTGAAATGTCTGACTGAGACTCCTTTAATGTCTTTGCTTCTGCTGGCTTGTAAACCAATTCGCTTTCCCCATTCTTAAATTTGAAACCTTCAAATCCGTCAGAAAAAAGTTTGTTAGTCTGTTCAGCAAAAAACTTGGACCGAACCTGATTCTCCTGTTCAACCGTTTGAGCTTGCTCAAGATTTCTTTTGAAAGCTTTGTAATTCTCCTTTTCGCTTTCTGGAACGAAAGAATCTCTTGACTCAAGAGGAACTTTATATTGTTCTTTTAGCTTATTGAAGTGATCCTTCGCTTTCGAAAGCTCTTCTTTTAAATAAAGCTGTTTCTCAGTAACTTCATCTTCATCGTCCATGTCTACGTCATAAGTGAATTTTCTCAACTTAAACGACAACTCACGATCAGAAATTTCTGGATCCTGCTCAGTATAAAAATCTCTCAAGGTCTTCATCGGGTCCTCCTTAGAGTAATCCTTCTGAAGCTTAACGAAATCCTCAAATGTTCTACCAGTGTCTTGCTTGTACTTTAGATATGTCGCCACATCCTCAGGCAAGTCAGCTTGTTTGTTTTGAAGTAACGCCTCAAACTCATCTAATGAGTTCACCTCGATATTTCTTTTGCTCTTAATAAATGAAAGAACGTCTTCTTCTCTTAATTCTGGCATGACTGGCTCTGCAGTAGTCTCAACTACTTGCTCTTCCGTCTGCCTGTCTTGATTTTCCTCAAGACTTTTTTCGTGCTGTTCTACCAACTCTTTTTCGATTTCAACGGCTGACTTCTCATTTCCGTCTACTACTCGAACTGATTTGAATTCCATATAGATTTAAATTTAATTGTTACAAAATTAACAAAAAGATTGATACGCTTGATTTACGAGCCTTTTACCCACTTCTTGTTATTTGGCTGTGCAGTATCTGAAGGACTCCATTTAACTTTATCTGCCCAGTAAGCAGCCGATAGTTTCCCTTTAGCTATATTCTTTGCGTGTCTAGACTTGAATGCTTCTCTTTGTCCTTTCGTTTGGTTAGTCTTAACTCCCTGCTGCCCAAAACGAATAGTCTTAATAGTGTCTCCTTCTTTAGCTACAACAATGTGTGACTTAGTAGGATGACTAGAAGTACGTTTTGGTTTATTAAATCCAGTAACTCCAGCTCTCTCTAGTCTTGAATCCTTCATTATATTTTTTTTCGATTTCTCTTAGCCTTTTGTGTTATTGGGATTGATAGAGATAAGTTTACATCTGTTTCTGGAGTATATCCAACTCCTCTGCTTTGATTAACACTTAAAGACAAAGGTCCTTTACTTACTGATGCACCGTAGCTAAAATCATAATTAGACCTGTCTGCATATCCAGATATATACGGTTTTACTTTTGTTTTATTTTTTCTCATATCTATTACTTCGGCATAAACGATTCTAAATCAAACGCTCCAGCACCACTTGTAGAAATCAAGTCGTTACCAGAACTTTCAAAGTTCTTTGCTGGAAGTCCTTTCTGACGTTGTTCAACTAGTTCAGACTGTTGTGTTGCCTGAATTCCTGTACGCTTGTCTTTTCGGTCTTCCTTTTCTTTCTCTCTTCTTGATATCCCTTCAGTCTCAATGCCTTTAAGCTCCATGTTATAACTGAACTCTATCTGCATTAATTCTTTCTTGAGATTAACCTCCGCTTGCATACGTTGAATATCCAACTGTACCTCCGCTTGCTTAAGACTTATCTTTCCATCAATCTCCATCTGTGTCTTCTGCATTGACGTTTGTGCCGCCATCTGCTGAGACTCCATGTTGATCTGTGCCTGCATCTGTTGTTGCTGATCTTCTCTCGCTCTTAAATCCTCTAACTTACGACGTCTCTTCATTTTCAAGAGTTCGTTAGCTAGTTTAATATTCTTTACGTTTCTGATGTCAATTGCATCCTCTAAGTCAATCTGATCTCTCTGTAGGGAGATTGCGATATCTCTCTCAAGCTGCTCCTTCTCTTGTTCGTCAGGCGCTAAGTCAATATAGATACCAAAGTCATACAAGTATAAATCCTTGATGTCTTCAATTATCGCAAGATTGTACTTACCAATCTGCATAGCGAACTGCTCCTTGAAGTCAGCATACTTAAGAATGTCAGCCATCCTTAATGATAGAGCGACAGCAAGTCTTCTCGTCATCATTAGACGACCCTCAAGTACGTGACGTGTTGCGGTATTACTATTCAATGCCGCTAACTTCTGAACTCCTACTAGTGCGTCTGGATTTGGTGTTGATCCATCACGAGCCTCATTAAGACCTGTGACATCACGTATCATATTTAGGTAGTAGTTGTACGCAGTAATTAATGCATTTATTTTTCCTTGACCTGCTCCATGAGTTAACTCTTGGATTGGAACTCTTGCATTATTAAATTCGCCATCTCCAGTGTAAGACCTACCAACGACAGATCCTGTCTGGAAGAATAGCTTAAGTGCTTCGTTTGGATTGTATTCTAATCCTTTTCCTAAGTCAACATCTGTAAGTCCATCAGCATCAATGAATACTCCATCTGGAACCATTCTAGATTGAACCTGCTGTAGCTTCAGGTGTGTCAACTGTATCTGATCCGCAAATGGAATCATTCTCTTAACTAGTGAATCAATTTGTCCCTTATACATTCTAGGTGCAAACATCATGTAGTTTGGCATAGCCTTCTGAGTGGCAGACTTTGGACGGACCATATTTGCCATCAAGTTCCACTTTAACAAGTGATTAGAACCAGCTACCAGTATTCCTTCGTACCAGACCTCTTTAGCGATTTCAACAACCCGGAAGTGCTCGCTCTCAGCATTAGAGAAAGAGTCATCCTTAAGAATAAGCTTCTTACCGCCTGACTTAGTTGTTTTTTCCTTGTAGACAAATTTCTTTTCGGTCTTGTAGTTGAAGTACAACAGAGTAACGACTTCATCAAGGAACGCATCATCATATAGCTTTCTTGTTATATTGTATGCGTCATACCAAGACGTTCCGTACTGCTTTATTTCCTCTAGCTGTTCATCAGTTAGGTCTGGATTTATTTTTCTTAGTTCTGTATAGTGTACCTGCTTAATCTCTCCGTAGTAGTAACAATCAGAAAAATCAGGCTTCTCAGTATATGACCAAACCATATTGGCTGGATCTACATACTCAACCTTGATACCCTCTCCTTTTAAAAATTCATGCTTTGTAGCTGAGATTCCAATCTCGCATTGGTCCTTATCACACATCTCCTGAATTAACTTGAAGTCATTCATTTCGAGTATGTTGTCAATTGCTATCTCCTCAGCAATTTCAATAGATGGCTTGTACCTTAGCTCCATATAAAGATTCAACTCCTCGTCTGTCTGAGGTAAATCTTTTGGGTCAACATTAAACGCATCAACTCCAAACTGATCTTTAGTCATCTGAAGAAAATCCTTTGAAACCATGTCGGCTTCAATCATGTCTTGGAACATGTTCTTCTTCTCAGCAGACATTGCATCTTGAGCCGTAGCTCTAACCTTGTATGCACGGTCTGACATTCCATTGACAACAATGTCAACGAACTTAGGGATGATAGGTACAATCTCCCAGTTTAAGTTCAAATAAGATAAATCGCCATCAATAGCAAATTCTGTCTTATACTTACCAATTGGCTGCTCGCCTCTTGCGTAAAGTCTTAGTCGGTGAAAATCTGCATACTGATCATAGAATCTACAAGATCCTGCAGATCTTCTAAACCACTCTTGTTCAATAGCTTTAGAAACCTTGAGTCCATAAGCTTTTGATTCCTTTTCAGAATCAGACGCTATATGAGACGGGAATGTTTCCGACGTTAAAATTAGTTCTACTTTGTTGTCGCTCATCTTATTATTTGACTGCTATGTCCGTCATTCTTGTACCTCGACAAAGATACGGAAATTTTGGACTTCTTAGTTTCTACACGGAATGTATGTCGTCTCACTCCCATTATTGCAAGACCTGAAGATATCGAGGCATCATGCTTTGTACGATTGTTTGGATCGAATCTAGCCCAATCCTCAAGCGTTCTATTGAAATACATGTTACCAATACTATCAGGATTACGGTACTCTCCCTCGTTATCAAATCCAACGTATTGCTCTATATATGACTCAATTCCAGCTGCGTGTGTTTGTCTTATATCCTCAGAAGAGTTTGGTATTCCTCCAAGTTCTATCTCAGTTTTTGATAGTTGTGCTATAGTCCTGTCAGGTCTATTCATAGAGAATCCTCTATATCCCCTATTCTTGAAGTGGTACAGTAGTCTTGGCTTATTGTTCTCAGCTAGTAAAGGCATGCCATAAAACACACAAGCCATAAGCACATCCTCAAAGAATATCTCAGCGGTTGCAGGTCTGGCTATGTATTCCAAGAAGAACATGTTTGATGGAATATTTGGGTCCATACTTGAACCAGTAAGCCCATGAAGTGCACCGTTTGATCCACCTCCACCAACAACTCCAGATATGTCATACGGGTCACATCCAAATGCTCCATCGTCAGCGTTGCCCGGATACTTCTTTCCGTTCTTCACAATCACATTATTCTGAAGTTCTTTCGGTGGAACCCATGCCATGATAAACCTACCCCTTACATCAGGAGTCCATACAACCTCACTGTCTATAACGCCACCCTTCCAGTGAAACTGTCCACGGGTAATTACTCTGTCACGGATTAAGTTATCGTTGTGATCTATCTGTTGGTAAATCTTTGTTAGGTTATATAGAGACTGCTTTGATTCATCCCTGAACGCATGCGATTCTGTACGTGGGTACTGACGATAGAATTCATTCAACGCGTCAGGGTCATGCTTCAGTGCCTCAACCTCATTGTTCCAGTATGACACAACTCCAATCTTTATTGGACGACCATCTATACCCATCACTGGCTTTGCTGGGTCCTCTATCACAGCATGACCGTACTCGTCAAGGAATCCCTCGAAGTTGTAGTCCATTGGTATAAACAATGAGTATAAACCACTCTTTGTCTGACCGTTATTATTTCTTCTCTTTGGGTCGCTGTCGTAGTATAAGTCCTTGAAGTTCTGACCTCCCTTTGCTAGTGCATTAACGGTTGATCCCATCATACACTTACCAACTATCCTACTACCCAAACGAAGACATGTCTTAGTTACACGCCAGTTATTTAGGATGTTATTCGGTGCGAGCCATTTCCCAGACTCATCGTGTACTAACATAAGCAGTTTCTGACCATCATAGGAGTTGTCTGCCGTGCTTAACCAGTCAATTGTAGTATCTAGACCTGTGATGGACTCTTCGTCCTTCTCAGCCATGTTTTTCTTTGTAATCTTTTTTGCAGGAAGTCTGAACGATAGCTCTGACTTTGGTGCGTCCATACCGTCCTGTACTGGCTTGAAAAAGAATGGATAGTTTCTTACAATTGGAACTACCTTATGTATGAACATCTCCTTAGCATCAGGACCTGTCTTCGATAGTATCCCTAGCTTCGCATCCATCGATATAGTACCAATGTTTGACGTCTCTGATGAAGACATGAATGAGAATCCAGAACGTCTGTTCTTAAGGTAGCACATACCAAAGCATCTGTCATCAGCCTTGCATGCCTCCCAAAATATCCAGAAGATACGGTTGGACTCACGGAAGTCTGGAAGTCCGATATCTATCTTGGACCACTGCAGGTACATATAGTGGCTTCCCGTAATGTATGTAGGAGATCCGTTATTGACAAACCAATGCCCGTCATCCCTTTTCTCAAATTCAGCCTGAATGTAGTCCACCCACTTAACCTTGAACTCAGGAGACATTTGATTCCATTCAAATATCGTCTTGATTCTAGAAAGTTCTTTTGGATACTCTTCTGGCTTCCATTTATTCTCTCCCTTCTTTAGTCCCTTTTGGACTTTTGGAAGACCTACCTTTACGCCATTAATTTCATAAACCTCACCTACAGTACCGTCCTTGGATATGACAACCAAGTCATACTTCTCGTCGTATCCATACTTCCACTTCCGGTTCTTAACCTGACTTGGTAGATAATCATCAAGTACTGCGTACAAACTCATTTCTTCTTGGCTTTATCTTCAGCGAAAGATACAGGTATCTGCTCCATCTTCTTAGCAATCTCTGCTTGGTCAGCACTTGGCTGCTCTCCCTCAATCTTATCTAAGATAACTAGCGCATCCTCAAATGCAAGTCTCTTAGCCGCTGCTGCCGTTCGCATCTTATCAGCCGTAAGGTCTCCATCCATTCCAGTAATGATTGGGTCCTTCAGAACTTTAATCAGCTCGTTAACCGCAATCATTCCTGCGTCTAATATTTCCGTTCGCTTACTAGACATATCATACTTGTTTTCATTCTGTATAACTTCTTACCGTCAATATTGAACTCATACTCACTGTCTGGTATGAATGAAATAATCGTTCCGGGTTTAATATCTGACTGCTCAATGTTTGGATATACCATCACCCCAAACAGTGATAATTCGTCAGAGTTTTTTATTAGACCTTCCGTATTGTTTGTGTCCTTGATAGGTTCAACAAAGCAGTACGGTGCGATTGCGTTCCACTTCCCACCCGGACATCTGTACGCATAAACCTCTGTTGGGTATATCATGTACTTATCATCAAACAAGTGAGAGGCAGAGGATTTCTCCCTGCCCTTCATGTCATGATAAAGTCTGAACGTGTTGTGGTGCACAACTATTTCGTCACCTTTTTTGATAGGTCCGTTATAGATAATCGGAATGTTTTCTACTACAGCGATACGATTTGTTACCAAGTGATCCTCCTGAGAGGATGACGTGACGAATTCTTTACCACCAAGTTCTTTAGTGTTATCGTACCGCTTTCCGTCTTTTGGCTCTACGATAAAGCAGTGTGGAGATCTCATGTTAAAAGTCTAGGTTATGCTCAATGGTTACTGGCATGAAGTTGTTGATGGTCTTCCATACGTAAACCTCATTAGATCCGTTCTTAATATAGATGTCATACCCATACTCCTCTCTTTCGATATGTTGTATCTGATGGGAGCCTTGCATGATTGTACTCCCAATCTGGAAGTGCATTGCATTCATTGGATCCGTACCTATAGAAATCTTTCTAATGGCTATTGGTTTCATGACTTGAATTCTCCAGTATGCATGTCGATCTTAGTATCTTCAGATACCTTGTACTTCTCTACTAAGTCGTTGTTGAATTTACCCATCCTAGACTCTAATGCCTTGATTGCATCAATTGCTTGAGACTTCATGATTTCAGAGTCAGCGATACGAAGTTTGAATTCTTGGTAGGCTCTGTTTAAACCTTTCATTTCCTCTAACTCTTCTGGTGTAATCCCTTTAGGATTAAGCTCAATTACTTTTTTCATTTTGATTTGATTTATTTGTCACAAATATAGTCAATAAATGTTACAGTTATAAGAATTTTAATATTTGTATGATAAATTATGCATTAACACTTAAAAAGATAAGTTATGAATGATAAATCATACAAAACTATCCCTGAGATCTATAAGTCTTCTTGTAGTTCTTGCTTGACTTCAACTTGGAAGTCTTCGACTTACTATGAACTCCCGGACGACTGATCTTCTTTTTTGCTTTCTTTGCAATTAATGATTGTTCTTTCTTTGCCATTATGCTTCGTTTGTGCTGATAGTTCCTTTAGAATCAAGTGTTACCTTTCGAACGTTTGCAGGCTGTGACACCTTCCATGATGTACGTCTTGCCTTATGTAGTCTTGACTTTAATATCCTAGTTACGTTCATTGCGTTAGATTGGTTTCCTCCAAGTACGTGGTAGCAGTCCTTGTCTTCTCCAACATAAAAACCAACGTGTCCTCCTCCATCTCGTTTGAATGTAAGGATGTCACCTAGCATTGGCTCCTTTGCCTCGGTACCCCACTTCGCCCAGTTAAGCGCCCATAGTGGAGCATCTACTGGCTTTAATCCTGCCTTAAATACAGCATAAGCTACAGCTAGTCCACACCAAGGAATCTCATCGGCATTATATACCTTAGATAACCCAAGTTCTTTAGCCCATCCAAGTATTACTGGATTATGTGCCTTACCAACTACCTCCTTAGTACCGATAAGCTTTACAGCCTCAACTAATACCTTTGGTGACTTCTCACTCTTTAAAAAATCGTAACTCATGTTCTCTTGATTAAATAAATTGAAATTGCAAGTGCTACTAGCATTATAACCCATATCATTGGATTCTTCCAGCCTGAACTCTTGTTCTCATACTTGGCTGTCCTAGCGTCTGACTTTGCTTGCTTAGTTTTTTCCTTTTCTACCTTAACATCTGTCTTGCCTTGTCTTTCAAGGCGTTTGATCTCAAGTTTTAGCATCTTCTCTGCGTGCTTAAGGCTGTCTCGTTCTTGCTTGTCCATTCTGCGAGTATGCCATCTGTCCTTGTACTCTATCGTAGCTTCAGGACATGGTACAGTCACATCGACATAAATCAATGAGTCTTTGCCGTCCTTGCCTTTTACTACCTGAGTAATGGTTACTGTCTTCTCTACAGTGTCTATCTTACCACCATAGTAAACAAACTTATCGTAGTGCTTCTTCTGCTTCTTTGGATTTGGAGTAGCGCAGTTTGATAAAAACATAACAATGAATAGGAACAAAGCCAATCCAACTATGTAGTATAGAACTCCCCTAATCATTTTTTAGGTCCTGATATTGTGTATCCGTATCCGTACATTATTTCTCTATTTTTTTAGCTCCTGCATCAATTAGCTTGGAACCCATTGCTACTCCAACAAACGTAAGCCATACCTCCAACTGAAATCCAGAGATTATGAAGTGAATTATTGCAGCAATTATTACAAAAACCCATGCTGAAAACATTGTCAGCTTCATTCTATCCCACTCCCTCTTACCATTCACCTCTTTCTTTAGCGTGTCTCTTGCGATATCAGAAATAAGTGATGATATTTGTTTTGAGGTTGACATCTTACGATCTCTTAATTTTTCCTACTGGATCTTGTGGTAGTATTGCGTACACTAACTTATGCTCTTCTAGTTCTTCATTAATTCCAGTAGACCGTACCTCTGACCTTAGTTGATCCTCGTAGCAGTCGTAAAGTCTTTCCTCTACTACTGACAGTCTGTTATTAAGCATGAGAGCAACGAGTGCTAGTAGTCCATGCTTCTTTACTAACTCGTAAATATTCTCTACTGTCAATGCTCCCATCATAAAATAAGTGCTACAGATCCAGATGTAAGATCGATATTAACAAATGTCTTCTGCTTATCAAACGGAGTGATTAATGCCCCTGCCTTAACTGCTGTAGCTGACGTAGTGATGTAGTCATCCTTGTCGTTACCGCCTGCGTCAGTTAGCGTATTAAATACTGTATCCTGAAGCACATAAATTGCACTTACTGGAGATGTATACGCATCGGTGTCATTAAGGATTATTGTCCCTGCTGCTGCCGTTAAAATTTCATTCCAAGTTCTTACTGCCATTTTCTAACATTTTTTTGCTCCACCTCTACCTCTATTAGTTTTGCGGTGTTCTTTAACTATTGTTCCGTCCTTCTTATGACTCGCATCAATTGGACTTCCTTTTGGTATTCCTAACTCCCTTCTAGCCTTATTTGCCTCAGCTCGTTTCTTCCTAGCTTCTGGTTTAGCGGCTGCCTTCTTTGATGTCTCCTGATGACGTTTTCTGCTTTCAGGATTATCTCTGTAGAACTTAGCTGTCTTTCCCAGTGCCATAAAATATCTTGTTTACCAGAAGATCTGGATCATTTAAATTCTCTTGTCTTTTCGAACATGGTACGCAAGGCTGTGCTGGAGTACCGTTCGAAATAGCGTTTGCAATATAACTAGCACCAGTGACTTTTGCAACTGCCGCAATAGTATCACCTATACCCTTGTGCTTTTTTATCAGTCTTATTTGCATATCTCTTGCAAAGATAGTAAATTTGTCTTAATTAATTAAAATCCAATGCGAAAACAAATACAGCGGAACTACATACGTAAAGAGCCAAAGAATGACTACCTGAAGTTCTACCGGGTAGTAAGAAGGTTTACATTACTGAAGTACGACCTATCAACTGCCGACCTTGAGATGATGATGTACCTATACACGGCTGGACTGTTTACATACCAAGAGTTCAGTGTATACGCAAGCAACTTCTCATGGGACCGACATAGGTTCAAACGCATGAAGGAAGGAGGTTGGATCCATATGTTCAGAGATAAGGTCGGAGCAGAATACAGACTGTACGAACTTACTCGCCATGGTCGTCACATCATTGGAAACATGTACAAGATGCTGAACTGCGAGATGGAGATACCAATGGCACTCAAGAATAATCCAGCTGTTGCTAGAAAGAACTATAGCGAGAAAGCCCTGATGATTGGAATAGAGGAATTCAATAAGTACGTGCAATCTAAAAACCCTCAGAAAAGAAGGGAGTACTAAGACTTGCCCACCTTACAGAAACTAATTCATTTATTACTACACAATATAAGATGCTAATAGTGCACCCATATCTGTAACTGAAATCATTGCTGTTCCTGTTGTATTATCTACTGGCACTCCAACTGCTACTGATGATGCTGATGGAACTTTCAATGTTCCTGTTAATGCACCACTTGCATATGTAGTTCCATTTCTTACATCTGTTACTGCTGGATTTCCTAATGATGTTCCTGGTTGGTATAATGTTTTATTAACTCCAACAGAATCTGTTTGAAAAGTTATTTGTGTAGGCAATGAATTACTTAATCTTGTTCTTGTACATGAAATTGGATATCCCTCATTAACACAAATTATCTGACCACTTATAGTTAATAGTCCAGTTGACGATATTGCTAATACTCTGGAATTATTTGATTGAGTTATACCATTTACTGTTACAGTTGACCCAGAACCCCCCAATATTGCTGATCCAGATGTAGACGATGGAGCAGCACTAACAGTCCCTGTAACATTTAACACTCCATTGGTTGCAACACCCGACCCTTGTTGTGTATCTGATCCCTTTATATTTCCAATTATATTTATTGTAGAAGTTACAAATCCACCGTTATTACTTATATAAGACCAAGAATTTGTACCTACAAATGTCATGTTTCCTACCCAATTTAAAGTTGCCGTAGCAGCAGTAATATTAATTCCGTTTTGAGTAGTAACTCCACTAGCATGACCACCACTTCCATTTAAATTAAATATACCATTAGCAAGAATAGCAACCACAGTATTATTTAATAACCAATTTGAATTTAATGTTAATGTGCCAGTTCCAGACAATCTAACAACAGCATTAGTACTATTTGGATTACCACCAGACCCAGATATATTTGTTGAAGTAACCGTTGCTGAATTAGGTGAATTTAAAGTAAAATCTATAAGCGTTGTTGTAACAGAGTTATTTACAAGTCCTGTGCCTGTTGCATTTACATTTACTCCATTTATAAGTAAAAAAATTCCTCCAGCAACAGCTGGTGCTCCAGCCGTATTTCTTAAACTTAATACTGTCACATTTTGGTCTACCGTTACAGTAAAGTTATTAGAGTAAACATCATCAGCAGATGTTGGTAACGTTCCTCCGTTCCATGTAGCTGTACTACTCCAGTTACCGTTTGCTACGGCATATCTTAGTGCCATTACTGATTGATTTCATTTGATAATTCAACAAATAACTTAGCCTCATCAAAACATTCTTGAAGTGTAAGTCCTGTCTTTACATCTGATTTAATAGTAACTTGGTTGCCTTCATTGTCAACATACCATGACCTCATTACTAAGGCATTTATCCCACCGCCCGTTGAGTTTTGAACTATTGAATATTGTGTTTCCATAATTATACGTAAGTTAATGAATATCTATTTGTCCATGCACCTGTTGCTTGTAAAGTTATAGGTGATCCAGGAGTTGTAAAGTCAACCCTGTTTATTGTCCATGTTCCTGAATCTAATGTACCTACTGCTGCTGTTCCTGAATACACATATGGGTACACATAGTCACTTCTCCTCTCATAACTAACTCCAGCTCCTCCTGCTTGAGCAACCCAAAGTGATCCATTATATGTTAGTACATCACCATTAATAGGTGGGGTAGTAATAAGATCAACATCATGTATTTCCTTTAATTCATACCCGTTCTGAACCCTAACATACAGTCTTCCTGCAGATCCATTACTAGCTGTAGTTACAAACCCTAAGTACACCAAGTGATTTGGCGCGTATGGCTTTACGTTAGTTATCGAACCTGCTGTAGCTCCAAGATATACAGCATCTCCATCTGCCCATGTAGATGTAGGTAGTATACTCAACCCGTCTAGTAATCCACTAACTATTATTATACCTTTCTGATTTACTCCAATAGATGTAGATAACACTAATCCTACCGTCTGAGCTGATGTTGCATCAGATAAGTTTAGCGCCCTCTTTACCCTAAGTCTGTCTCCAGTCCCTCCAAACGCATACACTGGCTGACCCTTTGTTATCGTTACACTGTCTGCATTCGTTACGTATGCAAGTAGTGTATTTGGAGACGTTCCTATCACTTGAAACGTACTTAAAGATGAATTATATATACACAACATCTCGGCTCCAGCAAGGATGTCTCCACCAATTAACGGACCGTCATTGTTTCTATAGAGCGTCTTTGCTCCTAGTGAGTTTATATTTAGCGTACACCCTGTAGTGTTCCCGTTAGTAAACCTGACAAGGAACGCATCCCCATCGTTTAATGACGCTATGCCTGAAATTGTAACCGCATAAGTGTCTGTGCCAGTAGCTGTACCATGAGGTATACTACCAGCCCCACCGCCTCCAGCAGCAGCCCATGTACCATCCCCCCTTAAGAAGTTAGTTCCATCTGGTACACCACTACCAAGTGATTCAGGGTCGATGTAGCTACCCTTTGGTAGTCTTATTATCTTCCCTAAAACTTGTATTAACGGGCGTATTTTAATCATTACTTACCCTTCTTTGGAGAATATCCGTTCATTAAAGCCATCTTTAAAGCCATAGCTTCAGTGATAGCCTCTTCACGCTCCTCCATTTTCTCTTTCATCTTCTTAGCCTCGATCATCATCTGGATGCCAGTCATCGGCTGAATTCTTACCTTATTCTTCATTTTACAAAGATACAAAAAAACAATCTCTCTTACTCTATCGAATCTTTCTGAAAATAAATTCAAAAATAACTCCATAAAGAGTTCTAATTGCAATAGTAATAATAAGCGCAAGCCACCAACCTGCAAGCTCAAACGTTAACACAAACATTATCCCGTCGAGACATCTGTTTCTGCACCACTTCATCAGATGCCAGCCGTCAGTGAGGAACACAAGTACCGTTGACGACAGTGGAAACCTTTCCTTCCGTGGGACCGTTGAGAAGTCCCACTTATTCATCCAACTTAACTCCGTATTCCAGAACTGATTCCTCTTAGTGTACCTGAACTGAAGGAAGTCCATTACCGCCTCAAACGCAGCAGACAGTAAAAAAAGTATGATCGACAGTATCATTGTATGTGCCTGTAGTTCCTGTAGTACCAAATAACTCCACCGATAAATCCACCGTACGACGCAACGAACGCACCAACGATTGGATACGTCTCGTTTAAGTATCCATTACTGACCCAGAATGGAAACAGAACACACATCGTAACACTAAATAGTATTTGCAAAATGTGTATAGTATGCCAAAAGTATTTCATATTACAGCTGCTACGTTGTTCTCATTTACTATCGTGTAAGTCTTACCATTAAAGACCACCTCGTGACCGTATACCTTGTCATAATAAATCTCGTCACCAAGCTTTATTCCCTCCACTAGATTACCCGGCTGCTCAACAACCTTCGCTCGCTGGTAACGGATCTCCTCCATGTCCGTCTCAGTAAGCTGAAGCCCCGACTTCATTGTCAGGGTCTCGCTTACTTTCTCACACAGTATAAACTTATTATAGGCTCTCATTCTCTCTCATATTTACAATTGCTACTTGGCTTGACATGATCGTAGTGGCTACCGATACTGCATTCTTCAGCGCGCTCTTAGTTACCATCGTCGGATCAATCACTCCCATCTTCTCCATCATCCCGTACTTCTCGTTCTTCACGTCAAACCCGTAACCGAATTCACCTACCTCCATTATGTTCTCAAAGATATCATTAGGATTTAGTCCTGCATTTAACATAATTCGATTAAATGGAGCCTCAAGCGCTAGATAGAAAATCTCCTCAGCAACTTGCTTATTTATATCTGATTGGATTGACTTACTGAATTCGTAATGCATGAGCGCTGACCCTCCACCAGGAAGTATTCCATCCTGAATGGCTGCACTCACAGCTCGTACCGCATCGTCAACACGGTCGTACAGCTCCTTCGTCTCAATCTCTGATGGTGCGCCAACATGAACAATTCCAACTCCTCCCTCAATGTTTGCTATCCTTGACTCGGTGTCCTTCTTCTCGGCTAACGTCTTGTCGGACGCCATCTTGCTTTTAAGCTCCTCTAAGCGATTGTTTAGTGGCTCCTGATCTATTTCATCTGAACGGTAGATAACTGTCCTGTCTGCCGATATAATTACCTTCTTCGCTGTACCTAGCCCGTCCAACGTGATGTTGTGAAGTCCGTCTCCAGTCTCCTCCGAGTAGTACTTAGCCCCAAGAACTACCTCCAAGTCCTTCATCATCTCCTTCTGACGGTACCCAAAGTTTGGTGGGATCACGTTAACCGCCTTGATTACTCCCTTCATCTTATTAGCCGCTAGTGTCGCACGCGCCTGATCAGACATGTTACCAATGATTAGCAACGACCTGTTCTCACGGATCACTGGACCAAGTATAGACTCAAGGTGTCCACCAAGCTTCTCGATCGTCATGTCTGTAAGTAGTATCAACGGATTGTCTAGCTCCGCTACCTCACGCTCTTGGTCCGTGATGAAGTACTCGTTCGCATATCCACGGTCGAACTTCATCCCGTCAATAATCTCTGTAGTCACGAACGGCTGCTTTCCAATCTCGGCAGTTACAATCTTAACCTTCCCAAACAAATCGGAGATCATCTTTCCTAGCTCCGGGTCGTTATTGGCTGAAATAGTAGCCACCTGATCTAACTTCTTCTTCGTTACCTTCTTTGACTTCTTGTCTAGAAACTTAATCGCATCGTCCGTCAGCGTGTGGATGTGACGAACTACCTGAGTGACGTTATGCTTGTCCGTAATATGTGCATCCGCTGCATCTAGCATACCCTGAAGTATTACCAAAGCTGTAGTGGTTCCATCGCCAGCTGCCGTAGCCGTCTGTACTGATGCCTCCCTCGCTATCGTGATGCCCAACTGCTCGGTAGCATCAAACACATTCACCGCCTTGGCTACCGACACACCGTCCTTGGTGATCGTCTTGCCTCCTACATGGTGCTCGGACTCCATAATTACTGGACGACCTCCCGGACCCATCGTAGAAGCAACCGCCTCCGTTAATATTCTGATTCCTTTCTTTAGTTTCTCCTGTCCAGAATCACCTAAGTGTACTTTTTTGACTATCATTTTATTAGATTTTTAGCAAATATAGTCAAAATATTATACAATCGTGCGTAATATTGCACTTTCTTACGTGAAAAATACTTAATGAAGGTGAAAAATACTTAATTCGTGCGTAATAATGCACTTTATACGTAAAGAAAAACCCGGAGCATGTATAAATGTCCGGGCTTCTGTATGTTGTTATGCTTTGTTAAAAGGTAATAAAAGCAAAACCTTCAATTACTTGCTGAATTGATCCAGATACATAGGATATAGTAATAGCTATAATGTCTCCATCAAAGTCCCAATCTCCTGATGGTGGAACTTCTCCTTGAACATCTTCTATTGTAGCTATATCAGCATTATTTTGATATAGTTTCCATATAGTCTGATCTCCATTAATTCTGATAAAATACATATTATCATTCGCCTTGTCATAGTAACTCCACTCTGGATATTCATTAACTATTTCTCCTGTTTTTTTAAATAAAAGCTTATAACTTGGACCTCCAATGGATATGATAGCTCCTGAAAAAACAAAAAAGTCTTCTACCGAACCATTCTTAGCACTGTTTGATATGTCAGCAAGCGTGTATACCTCCTGAAATGAATTATTCTGTGCCGACTTGTTCTCTGGTATAGGTACACCTTTTGGTATCCCTATGAATTGTGTTCCTTCATCTATTCCTGCCATGATTTATTTTCTTAGTTTGGTAAATGATTTAATTGGGTTAGAAACTCCTTTTGTTGCGTTTCCACTTATTTTTACAATCTTTTTTGTATTAACAGCTAGGGTTTTGTGCAGCTTGTCACTAATCTGACCTGACTCCTTGGCTGTATCTAATTTCTTAATTTTTGCTTTTTCGGATTTATTACTGTATTTAGTGGTGGTAATATGAACTTTTTCACCTGCAGGAGTAATCTTCGTTACCTCTTTACGCTTCTTGAAATTATCACCTTCTTTACCTTTAGACTTATATTTCTCTATCGTTTTTCCCTTTACTCTCGGAAGCTTATCTGCCATGTCGTATAATTTTACAGCAAAGATAACAAAAATAAAAGAGACCGATCTCTCGGTCTCAATTCTTATAGCTTTTCTACTGATATCTGAGTAACTCTATTTATCACTACTCTTATTAGGTAGTTGTCATCTTCCCATATCTTAACCACTCCGTCTATCCTTGTCGGAACCTCTGGGTCGAAGTCGAAGTACTCAACTACCTCTTGGTAGTACCCGTCCATGTCCTCATTTGCTCCTAGTATCCATTTGGTGTTTTTCTCCTTAGGATCTCTTGACGTATACCAGATGTTTCTGTCTGTGTCCTTGCTAAAGTTCTTTAGAACTACTGGATTACTAAGTGTCTGAGATTGCGCAGCGAACGATAGTGTCATCGCTAATAATAAAATTGTTGTCTTCATGATTTATTGTTTTAAATTATTACTGATTAATTACATTACGAACATATACATAAAAAACAAACCGTCCACCAAAAATATGATGAACGGTCAAATAAAATGATAAACGGTAAATTATTATTTCTTTCTACCACTAATAGATAGGTACCTATTATTTCCAGACCCAACCTTCTCAGACCACTTTAAAGCCTTCTTGGTGTCCTTTATGTCTTTCTTTACATCGTATCCAGTGCTCTTCTTAACGTCTTTTCTTACTGACTTAAGGTCTTTAACTTGGTCCTGAAGTTCTTTTGCTCTGTTCATTTTATTCATTCCAGCCTGAGACCCAGTTCCAGATGCACTTGTAGCTCTGTTGTATGCACCAGCCATCTTCTCTTCCTTCTTGAATACCTGCTTGCCAACAACATTCTTTATAGCCGTTCCAATATTCCCAGTTCTACCACCACCCTTAGTTAGCTTCTTAGTCTTAGAAGCTGGCTCGAACTTAGGCTTCTCAACAGCTTCCTTCTTTGGAGTGGAACTCTTCTGAATTGATTTATCTATAGGCTTAGATACCAACTTCTTTGTTGGAAGCTTTGCTGTAATCTCTTCTCTCTTTGGTTTTTCTGGCACCTTCTTGTCATCTAAGCTGTATGCCATTTTACGGTCAGGTACTCCTTTTCTATAATTATCCAAGTCTCCTTGAGATATCGTGATATCCTTGTCTTTGGGTATGTTATACTCCTTTCTGAATCTTGCCTCTTCTTCAGGTGTCATAACTCCAAAATCACTCTTTTTTTTAGGATTTATAGGATCTTTCTTTGTTTGTCTTGCCATCCCGTATCATGTCATAGAGGTCATCTAGATCTGTACGCCTCCCCGGCCGTTCAACTGGACATTCCCCAAATTCTTCAAACGTCTCCGGGAGATTCGTCTCTTTTTTCTTGTCCTTTGCCCACTTCCCTTCCTTGCGTATGTAATCTCTATTCTGTTGCGCCGTTCCCTTGGCCATCTCCAAATGGCAACCCCCAAACTCATTTTTCATCGTTGAGAATCGAATAGCGTTCTTGCCCTGGATAAAAACGTGTGTGTGGTAGGTCCCTTCCTCCCCAATCTCATCGCTTAGGCAAGCATACTCAAGCTGCAGCCCCAAAATAATCGCTCGAAGTCTTGTGTGGTCCATTCCGTGTTCACTCGGATTGTTTATTGTCACTTGCCATTTTCGACTTCTTGTGTCCTTTGCCATCCCCTCCCCTTTGTCACAGAGGTTCCCTTGTCACAACCAATTGTCACAACTTTGTCACAACCCCTTTTCTCTTTCTTCTTGAACATTTAAAGCAATTTGTCACAAGTCACAGAGGTCCCCTAAGGTAATACTAGCCTTAGGGGACTATTCTCCCCGCTCTTCAACTGCCTCAATTGAGTCTTTCCAGTAGAGCATTACCTTGGTGATTTCCTCGATTGTCATCTTGCCAAAAGGCTTGTCAAACGGCGAAGGTTGTCCCTCAATTTGCTTTGCCACTTCATTCAGTAACCCCGTGAGCCACGCCGACATAGAGAGCCCTTGAGCTTCAGTAA